CATGTGGTCATTAATAAGCTCCATAGTCAATTCTTGTAGTCGGTGCTACTCCTGAATGTCGATCTCTCTCATTTGAATCTATTATGTCTTTTTTGGCTCTATCATATAATGAAGACCAAGTTTGTAATCTTTTATCATTAAATAAATATGGCTCTGCTTCTACTAATGCACCATACAAATAAGCATCAGGGTGAAATGTAAGCATATCGTTAGTTGTATTACTATCTGATAAAGCTGTAAAATATTTAAAGTAAAGCATTTCTATTTGATAAACACCATCAGGTATTGGTCTTAATTGAAAATTATTACCTATAATAGAATATGCTTTTGGTTTGCCTGTGTTACTCCCTGCTCTAACTCTATCCATTTGCTCAGGTGTTAAATATTCTAATGCTGTTTTAGGATCAGTATTAAGTTGTATATTTCTCATAGCTACATAATTATCAGGCAGAGAATAATATTCAGTATTAGCAATAGTATTTGCTGTTACTCTAGTTTCCATTCTTCTAATCTTAAAATCCCTTCTGTGCCTTGCTTCTGCAAGTGCAATAAATTCAGGTATTTTATCATCGAGATCTGTTCTATCTAACCAGTTAGCTACTGCTGTTTTAAGTTCTGAGTAAGTTGTTATTGCCATTTATTTCCTTTGTAGTCTATTTTTTTGCGTTTTGTTAATTTTTTTTTGAGGAAGATTTTTTCTTTGTTCAATAAGTCGAAGCAAAGTTAAGGGTAAAATAGATTTTGAGCCCAAAACCAAGCCAGGAGAAAAAGCTCCTATATCTCGTAACAAATCATTAACTGTTCCTGATTGTTTTGGTTCGTTCTTTCTAAATCTTTTATTTTTCTTAAAATAAAATCTAGCCATTATATTCTTCTATTTGTTGTTTTTAAGTACCTATATTCAGGACTATTTATTAATTTTCTAACACCATCTTTATGATTTGGATTAAACAAATCAACCCCATATTTACTTTTCCATTCGTAATACACAGTCATAGGAATCCTTGCAGATAACCTAAAATCATCAGTTATATAATGATCTTCTTGTTGTAGTCGTTTGTTTGAGTCAATAAGGGGTTTTATATCTTGTATGTGTTCAATGGCCATTTCTTTCGTTGGTTCATGCCAATGAAAAATTTGACCATCTCCGAGTTTTCGTTTCATTCACTTAACTCGTCAATGTAAAGATTTGCTGTAGAACTAGCTACAATCTGTTTGTTGAGAACCAGTATTTACAGTTCTCTTTATTGTATTAGTTACTCTCAAACCATAATTTACTGATGCCATGCTTATCTCCTAATTACAAATGTTACATCTAGTGCTTTAGCACCTGTAGAGTTTCCATCAGTAATAATTTCGATAGAACCATCTTCTGCAACTTCATTAAGTGCTGTTGGTACAGATCCGTCCATTGTACCAACTGCTGAACCTGAATGTGCAACTGTAAATCCTGCACCTGTTACAGCAGTACCACCAATCTCAAAAGTAATCGCAGCATTACCACCACTTATAGCTCCTTGTAGGACAGACATAATTTTAATTATTCTGCCACCATCAGGAACTGCTACAAAAGTTGAACCTGCTGTTGATATATCAGAAACTCTACCTGTTATAAAATAATCGTTTAATGTTCTCATTAAAGTTCTCCATGTCAATAACCCTCGTTCCGAAGCGATACCTTCTTCAAGGTCATTATTAATTTGGTATCAAAAAAAATGGGGGAGTAAAAATTAAGGAACAAAACTCCCCCTAACATATATATTAAGATATATGAAATTTGTTATGAAGTTGTTAAGTCTGCAATAGTTGCTGAACTTGCTTCATTCTTAGCTACTAGTGTCCATTCTGCGACTAATAGTCGTTTCATAGCATCACCAGTTTTTGCTAACTCTTGAGTTTCAAAAGGTCTTAAAAAGCCAGTAGCAAACATTTCTGTTTCAACTAATAAAGCACTTCTTCCTGAAGAACGAAGTATCCTATCAGCTACTACTCTAACTTCACCAAAATCTGAAACATAAACATCAATAGTAGCCACTAGGTTTCTATCTTCTGCCATGTCCATTCTTGTAGAGTTTCCAGTAAAACCTGAAACTTTTTGTTTATTAAAAGAGCCAACCAACATTAGATCAGGTTCACCACCATTATCAAAACAAGCTTTTAGTTCTGTTTTAAGTAATGCTTCAGTTAAAACTCTTTGAGTTCCGTCTGTAACAGAACCTGATGAGTTTGAACCACCTGAACCATAAGAGTTGTTTGTAACAGTCCAAGATTCAAAACCTCTTGACTTACGAGCAGCTCCACCATTACCTGAACCTGCTGTCGCATCGGTTTTACCAGTAAGGTCTAGCTCCATATCTCTTTTTAGTTCTTTACCAGCTTTAGCTATTTGATAAGCTAACTCTGAATTTACACCTGCATGAATAACAGCTTCTTGTGTGCCTGAAACCATCACAGGTTTGTATGAAATCTGTGTATAGTTGAGAACACGAGAAGTTGCAGACATTGCAGCACTAGGAGAATCATCTCCTTCTATTTGTGCATTTGAAGCAGCAGATGCTAAAGAATCAGTTTGCCATTCATGTTTAGTGAATGTTGCAGTTCCTGTACCAATACTTGACATAAATGGAGTATCAGTTGGAGTAATATTATAAATAATATTCTGCAAATCTTCTCTGTTTCCCACAGCATCATAGGTTTCAAATGTATTTGTTAATTGTGCCATTTGTATTACACCTCTGTGTTAAAAGTTTAGTATTAGATTAATCCTTCAAGTAATTTAGCAGCATCGCCAATTTTACCTGTTTTTCTTAATCTAGCTCGTTGTTGCTTTACTTTCTCGCTATTGACTTCACCTTTAGTAGTACCTGTACCTGGTTTTGTTACTTTAGGAACAACTTTTGCTTTCTTTTTAGATATTTTTGCATCTAAAAGATTTTCATACAACATAGCTTTATGAAGAACGTCTACTGATCTAGCATCTATAAGACTATTAACTTCTTGTTCAGTAAATCCTTTTTTTACTGCAAAGGTTTTAATTGATTGTTTCAATTTAAGACTTTTGTTTGGATCATTCCAATCAGGAAGTCTTTGTGCCATTATTTCTTGCTGTCTAGCAAGTTCTTCTTGCCACTTAGTTTGTGCTTCTTGATGTTGTTTAAGTTGAAGATTATTTTGTTCTTCTTGAACTAATCTTTTGTTTTCTTGAAGTTCTCTGTATTGATCTCTTTTGGTCATATATTCCATTGGATCATCTTCCTTGAGTTTTGCCCAGTCAAAAGATTTAAACTCATTGAGTTTTTTATCTGCTTCGTCTGTAAATTGTTCAAGTTGAGAAATGTATCGCTGTCTTTCTTGCTGAGTGGCAGCTAATTCTTCATCAGCTTTCTGCCTTTGTTCTGCTAATACTTGACTTTTTCGTGTGTAATCAGCTTGTCTTGAATAACCTGAACGAAGCTCATCGAGGGTAACCTCAACATCTTTACCATCAACTTTGACAGTATATGTACTAGGTTCATCTAGTGCTTGTTCTTGGTCATTTTCAACTAAATCATCAGCAGTCAATTCGTTAGAATCTTGTACTGGTTCTTCAACTGATTCGGTATTTTCCATTACCTGTTCAGAAGTATTATCCTCTACTTCTGTTTGCATTTCTTCCTCTACAGGTTCTTCCGAAGCTGGAGCTTGTAATTGAGAAAGTAATGCTTCCTGTGCTGATGCGACATCAGTTACAGGAATTCCTTTATGTTTGCTTTCTTTTGTTGGAATATTGTCTTGTGGAGTTGGTTTATTTAATTTAGCCATTTTTATTCTCCTTTCTTTCTTGTTCTAACAATTTTCCATTTTCCATAGTATTTATTAAAACTTGTTTAAATTTTAATGCAGCAATTTGTTGATGATAAAGAGATTCTCTAATATCTTTATCTTCAGATTTCGTTGATATCCATTGTTGGTAACCATCATTTAATATTTGATTAAAAGCATTTACTATTAATGGATTTTCTAAAATATTTTCTGCGTCTTGACCATCTCTGATCTGTTCTTCTTTAGTCGTCATTATTTTCTCCTAACTGTTTGATTCTATCTGATACATAATCAGGTATAGTTATTCTCCCAGCGAGATATCCTCTCATTCGATTAGCAGGTATGCCAGTCTTATTAAATATCTCATTGATAGAAATTCTGTTTTTTAATAAAAAATTTTGTAATTGTTTATTATTCAACCAAGTTTTCCATTCCTAGTTTTTTTTAAAACTCCTCTGCCCATAAGAACATCGGCTTGAGTTACTTTTCCATCTTTGTTTAAGTCAGGAAAAGATTTTTTCTTTTTATTTTTTTTCATCATGATCTTGCTACCTTCTTTGCTCTTGCAGATAAATCTTTGAAGTGAACAACAGGTTTAGAAGTTTTGCCGTGTGTCTTGCCTGTATGAATTTGACCATTAGGCATTTTATGCACAGCTCCTTTAAACTCTTTGCCTGTTTTAAAATAATGTTTGGTCTTAGCACCCACAACATTTACCTTTTTTCTTTTTCTTTCCTTTTTTCATTGGTTTGCCATACATAATGTTTCTCCTAAAATAAATTTAATATCTCTTGCATGTTATTGCTTAGAAGTGCAAATACAATGACTGCTCCATAAACAATATACTTAAACCTAAATATCTCAATCTTTACATCTCGCATATCTTTTTCAATATGTTGCAAATGATTATTCTTAATATCACTTATATCTTTTTTGATAATCTCGATTTCCAGATTGAGTTCGTTTAAGTCTTTCATGCTAGTGGCAACCTTTTGCGTTTCGGATAAGTGCTAAGTGCGATTGCTACTGCTTGTTTTTGAGGTTTACCTTCTTTTTTTAATATCTTAATTTTTTTTGATATTAATTTACCTCTACTTGTTTTGCTGTAATCAGGTTTATATTTAGGATATGCCATTAGGTCGGCCCTATTCCTATAGGTCTATTTTGCACAGCTTCAAGAGCAAGTTCTTGTTCGTTAAGTTCAAGTTGTGATTTTTTAATTTCTAAGTCTTTATTTTTAAGTGCTAGATTTACAGCAGCTTCTTCTTGTTTAAGTTTTAACTCTTGTGCCTTAATTTGTGTTTCAATCTCTAATTCTTTAGCTTGTAGTTGTAATTTTTGTAATTCAACCTGTGCTTTTTGTTGTTGTACTTTTTCTTCAATAGATGGTTGTGGTGGTTGAGGTGGTGGCATCATTTGTGGATTAGATACAAACATATCTGAGTTTTTATATCCTGATTGTGCAACAAATTCACTTACTGCATTATATATATTTTGTGGTGTAACAAGTGATCCCATAGCACCATTTTGTATTAATCCTTGCATGATATTCATAATACTGCTCATTGTTTGCATTTTGCTTTGCTGTGAGCCACTTCCTACACCAACATTTACAGTACAATTTAATCTATCTTTCCATTTGCTAGGATCTATAGGTACAAATTTATTATTTAAAAATACTATTTTTTCTCTATCTTCGTATCTTTGCACTAATTCATATATACATCTAAACACATCTTTGATTCCTGTTTCAGCAAATATACGAGCAATTAACTCAGTTCTTTGCATAGCTGACTCTGTTGCTGCTGAGATTGCACCACTAGTTACATGAGATGTTAATACATCAGGATTAAGTCCTTGCGTCATTTTAGATACCCCTGATCTTTCTTCTCTTACTTGATCTAGATATCGAACCATATTGAAAGCATCAGGTGATATTTGTGGTGTCGGTAAGGGTGTTACTGCACCTGGTGCTCTCATTCTGACTATTCCACCTGGCCTTGATGTAAGCAAATCATCTAACTCTACTTGTCCTGCAAGAACTGCATACCTTGCATTATTAGTTAAATACATATTATCGAGTATATTTCTAACTATTGTAGATTTAATTAACTGTATGTCTTTGACTGTATCAGCAACTGACATGCCATAAAACTTATGAGGTATCGGTAAAGGACATATTGTTGAAAATGGTATATATTCAATCTCTACATTTTCAAGTATTTCATTACCACCTTTAGTAATTTTTCTTAACTCTGCAATACCATCGCCATCAAAATCAATATGTGCATAACATTCGTCTAACCATATTTGCCTATTTGCACCTGAACCTTCGTCAGGTGGTATTGCGTCATCATCGTAGCTAAATCTTGCAAGTCTTTCTTCATTATATTCAGCTTGTGATTGAGAATAGCTTGGCATATTTTTTACAATTTTAGGATCATATCCTTCTAAAATTAAATCACTTACTGATTTTTTTACTCTATGACATAAGAAATTTGCAGTATGTATATCAACTGCTCTCCTTGATATTAAAAATTCTTCAGGTGGGACAGCAACAACTTTAACCTGTCCACTTGTTTTTGTTCTTTTTGCTTTCAAAGCATGGCTTACAATTTCAGGACTAACCATCATGCCATTTTCATCTAATTGAGCTTCTTGTATTTGTGTTTCTGTGTGTTCTAAAACTTCAAGTTCATCATTAGCTAATACTGCTTGATATTCAATCTCTGTAAGATTTTCATAATGTTCAGTAGATACTTCAGTTTTTTCTTCCCAATAATGTTTTACAATACCTGTTTTGCTAATAAGTGCATCTTTAAACACATCGTATAGGACTTTAAAACCATTGTTTTGCCTGTTAAATACATAGTTTACATAATCAGTAGCTTGTTGTGCCATTTGCACATCTTCAGGGCCTTGTGGCTCAAATTCAGCTATATTGTTATGAGTTGTAAAAATACGCATAAGACTTGGCATAATATACTCAACAGTATCTCTAACATCAGTTGTTACAATTTCTGATCTGCCATCTATCTCATTACCAAATTTTTCTCCAAGATAATACTTCATATTGTCCTCTCTTTGTCCTGAGAGTTCACTATTCATATGTCCTGTGGCTTGTTCTATTTCTTGAGATAATTTTGATGCTAATTCATCTTCAGTCATTTTTTTTGGTTTTTTTGCCATTTGATCCCTTTCTTTGTAATTTTTGCAATTTTTCTTCAAGATTATTTAGCTTAATTTCAATGTCTTGTATTCTAAAAGCCATTTGAGTAGGTGTTGTTGCTAATGTTGGTTTTTCGTCTGTCATTATCTTTTACTTTTTTACTTTTGTGCAACAGTTTTGGATTTTTTTCTTTTTTTAATTTCTTTTCTAATTTCATTTCTTATTTCATTTTCTTTTTTCTTAGAATAAAACTTATCTACTGCTTTTTCTGCGGCTATTCCTGATCCTGCTCCTAAAATAAAGTTTTTATTTTTTATACTTCTTATGCTAGGTGGTTTTTTCCCTTGTCTAAGTTGTGATGTTAAATTTTGCCTTTTTTTAAATAAACCACCTACACTTTTTGCGAGTAGTTCTCTTGCTTTTTTATTTTTAGCTAGAGCCAAACCTGCTCTTACTGCTAGTGGTATTAATGGTAATGCCATGTTTATCTCCTAAACTATTGCGACATCAGGGCCTAGAGTACCTTTTCTATTCCACTTTGATGTCTCTGTTGTACTGTGTCTTAAACTCATAACCCCATATCTTGTAGCAGACATAAGATCATCTTTAATTTTTACTAATTTTCCATCTTTACGATGATATAACCTATACTCTTGAAACCAATCATATAGGGTATTGAATACTTTAAATCTACCTTGTTCCATACGAGTAAGCATTTCCATCAATCCTGCTTCAACGCTGTTGCCACCTTTCTTCTCACCTAATGCTGGTGGATTCTCAAAATGAAAAGGCAACATATTGACATGAGCTGTACGATATTGCTCTGCTAGGGTAATCCCACTTCCTTTATCGTGTTGATAGCCATCATGTGGCCATGCTATAGGAATATAGTGTGAACCTTCTCTTTCGTTAATATGACTTGCATGATAATCAGGTGTCTGTTTAGACATCTTGTAGCAATCATAGATATAAACAATATCTTTATCTCTATCCCAAGCAATCCAAACAACTGCTGTTGGGTGGTCATAGCCAAAGTCAAGACCTGCAATCCTAGAAAAGTGGTTGGGTATGGTAAATGGATCACAGGTTAAGGTGTCCTCATCTATAGGGAATACTAACCCTGATCCAATCATTGGAACACCTTTTGATCTTAATTCTCTTTCATGTGGTGGTAGAGCAGATAAAATCTGTTCTTTCATGTCATCAGTCAAATGTTCAGCATCTTCCCAACCTGCTGTGATTAATGCCTGTCCTGATCTCAAATCAGAAGTAAAGTTTTGTACCACCTCTGTCATACCTGATTCAGGTGTAAAAGTAAGATATACTTGTCCTTTTCTGTCAAGTGTCCTTGTTATACATTG